GAGCCAGTGCAGTCTGGTGCATTAATAATAACTATTGAGAAGTATGAATAACGAAAGATACGTTGCTGAGTATCAACCAGAATGGAAAGCGGTTGGAGATTATCCTCCGCCGAATGGCACGAAGATATTACTACGCACTGTCTATGGCACGGCGATTATCGGCCAGTATTATCCAGAGGGGCAGTTTACTCACTGGTGCGGTCTTCCTAGGATGAAACGCGATGCCAAGAGCTAGACAGGATATTATCGGCATGACGATTGGCTACTGGACGATTATAGAAGCGGATCAGGACAAACAGACGGCCAATGGCGTAAAGCGCGTACTGGTCGCTAAGTGTCGATGCGGAACAATCCGCTCAGTGTTGGAGCAGAATCTGTTGTCAGGCCAGAGCAAGAGCTGTGGGTGTCAACAGCGTATAAAGGCTAGAGAGTATCAAAATCAACTTTGGGCTAAACGCAAAGAAAAAAAATGATATAATTACGTTGCGGCAGGGGCGTGCATACCCCGCTGATCTAGTCAATCAGCAGCCGCATCCTCAAGACTAACCTTGACCGGAGAATCACAATGCTTACTCAGCAAAAGTTAAAAGAATTGGTTGTTTATTGCCCTGAGCGTGGTGGTTTGTTTTGGCTTAATCCAACAGGAAGCAAAGCAAAGCCTGGTAATCGCATTGGCGCAAAAACACATGAGGGATACAGACAAACAAGTTTGTTTTATGTTCAATATAAAGAACATAGGTTGGTTTGGTTGTACCACAATGGATGCTTTCCAAAACATGAAATAGATCATATTAATGGGGTCAGGGACGATAACAGAATTGAAAATTTGCGTGAATGTACGTCAGCGCAGAACAAGCAAAATTTAAGAGTCTGTACAAAAAGAAACGACAGCACAAAAATTTTAGGTGTTCATCAGCAAATATCAAAGTCTAATAGCTACACTGCAAGAATCAGCGTAAACGGAAAAAATCTTTATCTAGGATCATTTAAAACAAAAGAAGAAGCATCAGAAGCATACATTGCGGCAAAACGTAAATATCATCAATTTGGGAGATTGTGAGATGGCATCATTTAGTGACTTAGAAATGAAAGTTTTACGTTGGGCAGAGCAAAAACAAATCATCCAATATGGCAACTCAAAAACGCAACTCCTCAAAACCGCATCAGAGTTTGGCGAACTATGTGATGCTCTTATTAAGCGCGATCAGCTTGGTGTGCGTGATGGCATTGGTGATGTGCTAGTGACGTTAATCATCGTTGCTGATCTAGAAGGCACTAATCTATTAGAATGTCTTGAACACGCCTGGGAAGAGATTAAGGATCGTAAGGGCCGATTGAATGCTAATGGCGTTTTCGAGAAAGAGATTGTCTAATGAAGGGCGAAAACTCTACACACGCTGACACTTATCAAATCGCTGGCGATCATTACGCTAGAGACATTCAGCCATGGAATGCGATACGCGCCTGGATGACTGAGGAAGAGTTCAGAGGTTTTCTAATTGGAAACGCGATAAAGTACTTGGCACGCGCTGGGCGTAAAGAAAACAATTCTCTGAAAACAGATATAATGAAAGCAAATCATTACTTGATGAAGCTCTTGGACACGATAGATGAATGACTTAGATCATATCTGCGCCAACTGCGAATTCTGGGAAAAGCATCGTGATAGAGCTAATGTTGGTGATTGCCTTCTTGATATTTATGTCGATGACAGTTTGACTGTGATGAAGGCTGGTGACAGATGTGACTACTGGTTAGGTAGATCGGAAGAGGATTGACTTTACAAGCCGTCTAATGCGCTAGAAGATCTGGCGGGGCTCAAACTGTAAAGCTATGCAAGGCGCGTCTTGCTGACTGCTAGGAAAGACTAGCAACTTATTGTTATGAGGATTGAGTATGCCAAGTCTTGCTGAATTGATGAAGGGCTTAACACCACGCCAAAATCAATACATGGCTCGTTTGGTTGCTTCATTGCCAGAAGAATATGGTGGATTAAATTTACCATTAAGCAACACTGCAATGGATAGAATGAATTTAATGCGTCAGCCTGGGTTGAATGACCTTTATCACGGTAGCGCAGAGGAAATCATGCAAATAGATCCAGCAAAATATGGTTCTAGCACTGGCGCAAAATCAGCAAAACAAGCATTTTGGACCGTTGATGAACCTAGCACAGCAGTTGGATATTCGCATTATGCTGCTACTCATGCTCCAGTAAAAAGATTGATGCAACAGGCTGAAAAATACGAAAAACTGGGCGATTGGGACACTTACGACGATATTCTTGCAAAAGCTGAAGACTTAGAAAGACAATTTCAAGAAAGCAATCTGGCTGGACAAAATGTAATGCCTTTGGTTGCGTTGAAAGGACAAAATCAAGCAATTAATTTAGGTGGACAGCATTTTATCGACGAAGAACAAAAGATAAACAGACATCTTTTGCAATCAAAAGCAAAAAGATCTGATTTTGCTACATTTGAAAATCTATCAGATGATCCTTTTTTCGACTCTCGGCCAGCACAACATGTTGCTGTATTGAATCCATCAAAAATTAGATCCAAGTTTGCCGGATTCAATCCATGGCGTAAAGAAGAGGCAAATCTTTTAGCTTCTCATCCAATCGCTAACGCAATTGGTCTTACTGGTTTAGCAAAACTACTTTCTCAGGGCCAAGATGTTGATTTACGCGGATCAATCAACGATTATTTTAGCGAAGGCTATGATCCTGCTGGCCTTGAGCGTTTAACTGGCGTAGCTCCAACAACACGCAAAGGCGATGTTGCATTAGAGGCTCTTGGTGCATTGCCTGGACCCATTGGAACAATGGCTACTGGCGCAAGTCTTGTTGATATGGCTGAGAATGCAGATTGGAAGAAGATTAAGAAATCAATTTCAAATTACTTCAAATGAACGAAGTTAGCGAAAAAATAACCAAAAAGAAACCGCGAGGCAAACCGTTTAATGGTCAGCCTGGTCCAGGTCGGCCCAAAGGCGTCCCAAACAAACAAACTCGCGAAATTAAAGAGATGCTGATGCAATCTCTTGAGGACGCTGGTGGCGCTGAGTATTTTAGACAGCTAGCTGAAACAAACTCATCAGCTTATGCTTCGCTACTGGGTAAGATCATTCCCGCTGAAGTAAAGAATCAGATTACTGGCGCTGACGGCGGTCCAGTTCAACATGCAATCAAGGTGAAGTTTGGAGACTAATCATGTTTGGCATTGAAGGAATTATTCTTGGTGCTGTTAGTGGTGTTGCTTTAGGTAAAGCTGAAGTGGAAGCCGGAATTAAATCAGTCGCAATTTCTGTTGACGAAGACAACGATGAAGGAATCACTGCTGGCGATATTCTGATGGGCGCTATCATCATTGATGCAATTGATGGAAACAACAGCTAAGTTTCCACCAAAGCTAAAAGGCTTGTTTGATCCTTTCCGCTATAAGATCCTTCATGGCGGTAGAGGCTCAGGCAAGTCTTTTTCTGTGTCTGCTGCATTGCTTATCAAAGGCGCTGAAAAGCCAATGCGTATTCTTTGCGCTAGAGAAGTGCAGAAGTCCATCAAGCAATCGGTCCATACACTGCTTGTAGACCAAATACAGACACTTGATCTTGGATACTTCTACACGGTCACGGAAACAGAGATTCGTGGCTTAAATGGCACGATATTCACGTTTTCAGGCTTGGCTAATCACACGGTTGAATCCATCAAGTCGATGGCGAATATCAACATTTGCTGGATCGAAGAAGCGCAGAGTGTTAGCAAGAAGTCCTGGGATATTCTTATCCCCACGATTCGTGCTGAAGGCTCAGAAATCTGGGTAACAATGAATCCAGACTTAGATACGGATGATACTTACACTCGATTCATTGCTAATCAGGTTCCTGACAGCTATGTGGTGCAAGTCAACTACATGGACAATCCTTGGTTTCCATCAGTGCTTGAAGTCGAGCGCAAGCATTGTGAAATGCACAATAAGAAGGATTACGACAACATCTGGCTAGGCAAGCCAAAGACTGTAGTTGATGGCGCTATCTATGCTGATGAGTATCAGCTTATGGTTGAACAGCATCGAATCAACCTAGTGACGCATGATCCTATGCTCAAGACGCATGTGGTTGTGGATCTAGGCTGGAATGATGCAATGTCTATCATCATGGCTCAACGTGCTGGCTCTGAGTGTCGGATTGTTGACTACATTGAGGAGTCATTTCAGACCCTAGACTGGTATAGCGCAGAACTCAAACGACGCAACTACAACTTCGGCAAACTCTGGCTACCGCATGATGCAGTCCACAAGGATTACAAGACTGGCAAGAGCGCAGCAGAGATCATGACAGCGCTTGGCTGGGAAGTAGAAGTTATCCCGATTGGCGATGTAGAACATGGCATAAGGCTAGGCAGAATGCTGTTTCCAAGGCTTTGGATGGATAAGCAAAAAACTTTTAGATTACAAGAATGCTTAAAGCGTTATCGTCGCAGTATAAATCAGACTACTGGTCAACCAGGCGGACCATTGCATGATGAATACAGTCATGGCGCAGACGCATTCCGTTATCTTGCAACATGCGTTGACATGTTCCGCAATGATAATATTAAACGTAGAAAAGAGTATGATACTGGGCAAACTGGTAGCTGGATGGGCGCATAACTATGAACTTAGATACTGATTCAATCATTGATTCTCTTGGTGTTGGCAATGAGGATAATTCAGCGGCTACACAGGAGAAGCTAGAAACCATCCGTAAGCGGTTTGATATCTGCATGGAATCTACCGCGCAGAATCGACAGGAAATGCTGGATGATATTCGGTTTGCACGTCTAGCTGACCAATGGCCCGAAGCTGCAAAGTATGACAGGGCGCGTCCTGGTAAAGAACGGCCAATGCTGGTTGTTAATCGACTGCTCCAGTTCCGTGACCGCGTAGTTAATGAAATCCGTCAGAACACGCCAAGTATTCGTATTCGTCCTGTCAATGATGGCGCTGATGAAGAAACGTCAGAAGTATTGATGGGCATCATTCGTCATATCCAAGACAACAGCAACGCATCCATTGCATACGACACGGCGGTTGAATGGCAAGTAGATACCGGCCTTGGCTATTTCCGAGTGCGTAATGACTGGGCAGATGATCGTTCATTCGATCAGGAAATCTTCATTGATCGTATCGTTGATCCAATGAAGGTTTACTTTGATCCGCATAGCAAGCAGCCTGATGGATCAGACGCTGAATACTGCATTATTGCTGAAGAGATTCCAAAGGATGAGTTCAAGCGCCTGTATCCAAACGTTCCAGAGACTAACTGGGAATCTGCTGGCAATGGAGACATGCAGGGCTGGTATACAAAAGACTCTATCCGCATTGCTGAGTATTACTACATTGAACACTCACAGGAAGAAATCTTTGATGAGGAATCTGGCCGTTCGCGCCTTGCGGATGTTAAGCGTTGCATGTGGTGCAAAGTCACGGGACAAACGATCTTAGAAGAAGCTGAGATTCCGACGAAATACATTCCGATCATTCCAGTACTAGGACATGAGGTCTGGGTACAGGGTCGGCGGTATTTGTCTGGCCTAGTTCGCAACGCTAAGGACGCTCAGAGGCTCTATAACTACTATTTGAGCGCTAATGCTGAGAACGTAGCGCTTGCACCTAAAGCGCCGTTTGTAGGCGTTGCTGGACAGTTTGAGACTGATCCGCGCTGGGGCAGAGCTAATCAGGAATCTTTGGCGTATCTTGAATACGATCCTGTCTCTATTGCCGGTACGCCTGCGCCTCCGCCGCAACGTTCACAGCCGCCACAGGCATCTAGCGCAATCATGCAAGCGGTGCAGCTTGCTGAAAATGACATTATGCAATCCATGGGCATTTACCAGCCAAGCCTAGGCGGTGAATCCAATGAAACCTCTGGCCGAGCATTGATGCTGCGTCAAAAGCAGTCTGAGGCTGGCAACTTCCATTATCAGGACAATCTCAACCGCTCTATCCGTCAAGCAGGACGCATCGTACTGGATATGATTCCTAAGATTTATGACCGCGCTAGAGTGATTCGCATTCTTGGTGAAGACGGTGTGCCCAAACAGGTCAACATTGATCCCAATATGGGCATGGCTAGTGCATACACTGACAATCCAGAGATTGATAGCATCTACAATCCGGCAGTCGGAACGTATGACGTTGTATGCGACTCAGGTCCAAGCTATGCAACCAAGCGCGATGAAGCTGCAAACATGATGCTAGCACTGACACAGGCTAATCCTAGTCTGTTCAACATGATTGGCGATCTGATGCTAAAGAACATGGACTGGCCTGGCGCTGAAGAGATTTCTAAGCGCTTGCAAGCTATGCTTCCGCCGCAATTGCAGCCAACTGCTGACGGTACTAAGGTTGATCCGCAAGTCATCCAAGCACAGCAGATGATGGAGCAGATGGCTAATCAGATGGAAGAGATGAGTCAAGAGCTACAGTTCTCACGCAATGAGGCCATGCTGAAGATTCAAGAAGCAGAGCGCCAGTGGTTTGACTCTCAGACTAAGCGCATTGACGTTGAAGGCAAGCTGATGGTCACGGATCAGCAGTTGCAGGCCATGGTCAATGAGAATCTCAAACTGATGCTTGGCCTTGGTGCTGAAGAGCTTCCAGAAGAGAACATGGAATTTGAATCTCTGGAAAATACTGTCATGCCAGGCATTCATGAAGCAATGGGTCAGGCAGTACAGCCGCCAGTGCAGTCAGCGCCAAAACAATCAGGACCAGCGCCAATGCCTAAGCCTGGTGCAATGACTAGACAGCCGAATGTCGCAGCATTGACTGGCGAGCAGAAGCCAGAAGAAAAGAACGAAATGTAAAACAACGTAGGAGTAAGTATGAATGCGTCCACTGAAGAATTTGGCAATAGTGCGGTTGAAAGCGTCAATCCGGCAGCCGAAAGCGCCAACATGGATCAGAATGCACTTGATGCGAATGCGCTGGAAGAATCGGAATCTAGTGCTAATGCTGAAGAAGAAGCGATTCAGCCTGAAGATAAAGAGCAAAAAGATCCTTGGTATAAGCGGCGGATTGATGAACTGACCAAAGACAAGCATGAGGCGCGTAGACATGCAGAACGCTTGGAGAAGATGCTTGAACAGATTGCTGGTCAACAGCAGAGAGCGCCAGAACCAGTAGCGCCTAGCATTCAACCGCCAGATCCTAATGACTTTGCTGGAGGACAGTATGATCCGCGTTATATTCAGGCTCAGTTGGAATACACGCGAGTTTCAGCGATTGAAGAAGCGAAGAGGGCTGTTGCTGCGGAATATGAACAGCGGGCGCAAATTGAGCGTCAGACGCAAGCGCAAGCTAAGCTGGAGGCTTCAGAAGCGGTTACTAGGGCCAAATTTGCGGATTATGACGCGGTTATCGAAGGGATTACATCGGACCCTAGGCTTGCACAGAACCCAACGATACGACAAGCGCTACTGGGTTTAGACAATGGACCAGAGATTGCTTACACGCTAGGCAAGAATCTAGATGTCGCATATGAAATCTCACAAATGAATCCTATTCAGGCCGGTATGCGTTTGGCTGAGATTATTAACCGTGCGCCTAGAAAGACATCTAATGCGCCAACGCCAATCAAACCGCTAGGCACTACTGGAGCTAATCCAGCTAAGACTTTGTATGAAATGTCTCCACAGGAATTTATTGCTGCTCGTAATGCAGAAGAACGTGCAAAGCGTGAGGCAAGAATCAAACGCTAAATACTATGATATAGGTTAGTTGCGGATCTAATCCGCTTCTTACTCCTCCTTATGGCCTAGACTAAACATCTGGGCCTTTTTTATGTAATAATATCTTTGCGGCAGGAGGTTCGAAACTCCGTCTGGATTCACGCCCAGACAGCCGCATTCTTCATGCGTGACCTATCGTGATGGTGATCTTATGCACAAGCAGTTCTACGTCTACATTCACAAAAAGCCTGATGGGACGCCTTTCTATGTTGGAAAAGGGCATGGAAAACGCGCATACAATCTACATAACCGCAACCCACACCACCAAGCTGTACTAAATAAGTACAAAGGCCAGATAATCATTGAAGTTACAAATTGCGAGACTGAGCAAGCCGCGTTTGAGCTAGAAAAGATCTACATTAAACAGCTGCGCGATCAAGGCTACAGGTTATGTAATCAAACAGATGGCGGTGAAGGCGTATCTGGATTCAAGTTTCCAGATGAAATAAAAGAACGCGTAAACGCAATCAATCGCACAAAAATTAGATCAGAAGAATTCAAATCAATGGTGTCAGCGCAATGGAAAGGCGTAAAGCGCGGAGAACAATCGCCAACACATAAACAGAGAAACGCAGAAGCCAAGAAAGGTAATACGTTTCGCCGTGGCGCAAAACACACGCCAGAATCAATCGAGAAAATGAAAATAGCTCAGAGAGCATGGAGAGAGGAAAAAAAAAGAAAACAACTAATTGAAAAGTTAAAGAAATTGGAAGATGCTTTACAAGAAAAATAAATATGATATAAGTGCTTTACCAAAAGCATTCTGCCTAGATTCTTTTGCGGCCAATTGAACCATTCGAAGGATCGGCTCCTGTTCAATAACCTGATTAGGCAAATCTTTTATCAATTTTTTATGGAGGTTCGCAATGTCGAATCAATTGCTTACCATTAGTATGATCAATTGGTCCGTCTAATCTGTAAAGATTAGAAAAGTACAGGGTGAATTGCTGGAACTCCCTTAGAGCCTAAATGCCACAACGTAGTCTGCAAAGGCAAGCGTGAAGGACTGAAAAGTTTTAGGATTGGGAAATCAGCAGCCAAGCGACTCAGGAATGAGTTGAAGGTTCAACGACTAGAACATACCGGCCAGAACGGTCGATGAAGTTCCAAGAGTGCCCTGCATCCTACTGGGATGAAGATATAGTCTCATCTAGCTTGAAAGGGCTAGGACTAGGAAATTAAAAAGCTAGTCATAAGATAATGCACTAATGAAGCCCTCCGCGTATTGACAAACCAGCTGGTTTTCACTCGCGCAGTATCTCGGCAGTATGACGATAAATTTGCCATCGAAGGGGCAAAAATCGGGACTACTATAAATCTCAGGAAGCCCCCGCGTTATGTCGGTCGTACCGGCCCTGCGCTCCAGGTTGAATCCTCTGTTGAAACCTATGTACCGCTGACCCTGGGAACCCAGTTCGGCGTAGACATGGCGTTTACGACTCAGGACCTCACGATGAACATCAGCGACTTCTCTGATCGTTTCATCAAGCCTGCTGTAGCGGCTGTTGCGAATAAGATCGACTATGACGGTCTTCAGCAGTTCCTTAATGTTTACAACCTTGTTGGTACTCCTGGTCAGTTGACCGGCACTCCGACTCAGGCACAGTCTACGGCGGCTATTCTTGCTGCTCGTGCACGTCTGAATCAGGAAGCCGCTCCGGTTGACGAAGAGCGTCACTTTGTTGTCGATCCGACTGTGGAAGTTGGCATCGTTTCTGGTCTTACGAACCTGTTTAATCCGCAGGGTGTTATCTCTCGCATCTTTGAAAAAGGTGCGCTTGGTGACTCTACTCTCGGCTTCAACTTCGCAATGGACCAGAACGTAGGTAACTTCACCTCCGGTACGTTCATTGTCGGCACTGACACTCTGGCAGTTGCTGCACAGGCTGGTGGTTCAGTACAGACGAATGCACAGACTGCATTCTCTCTGACTGCAACGATCACTTCTGGCAAGACGCTGACTCAGGGCACTGTCTTCACCATTCCTGGTGTATATGCAGTTAACCCGCAGAACCGTCAGTCTACTGGCGCACTGCGCAACTTCGTTCTTACTGCTGGCGTTACCGGCACTGGTTCTTCACAGACCCTTTCTGTGTTCCCGACTCCGGTATTCTCTGGTCAGTTCCAGAACGTTACCAGCAGCACTGGCACGATTCCGAGTGGCAACGCTTCTGTCATCTCTGGTTCTAACGGATCTTCTTACCCGAACGCGATTGCATTCCACAAGGATGCGTTTGCATTTGGTACGGCTGATCTTATTCTGCCCCAGGGTGTTGACATGGCCGGTCGCGCATCAGCAGATGGCGTGAGCATCCGTCTTGTTCGTCAGTACGACATCAACAGCGATCAGCTGCCTTGCCGTCTTGACGTACTGTACGGCTGGTCAACCGTCTATCCTGAACTCGCTACTCGCGTAACTGGTTAATAGGAGTACACGAAAATGGCTAATCCTGGTCCAAATATTGTCAGTCCTGCGATTATTCGCGGTACTGCCATTGTATCTTTGCCTGTTACCTTCACCTCTGGTCAGGTTGCAGCATCTACCGTCACTGAAATTGCATTCACTTTGAATGGTCTTGCAGTTGGCGATTGGGTGTCTGTCAATCCGACTAAGGCAGTTGGTACTGACATGGCGATTACCTATGCTTATGTTTCGGCTGCAAACACTATTAAGATTGCATACGCCAAAACCTCTTCTGGCACTGGTACGCCTGCGGCTGATACTTACCTTGTCAATGTTGTTCGCTCTGATCCCGATCTTTCTGATTTCGGCATCACTGGCTTCAACAACTACGGTATTGTTGCTGCATCAAACCCGTAAGAAGGTTGGAACTGAGGGGCTTCGGCCCCTCTTTTCTTATAAGGAGTAAAGAATGATTGATTTTCCATGTGCAGTGCATCTTGATGACTATGACAGCATTAAGATTGCTATTGATGAATCACATCTTAAAGAATTACGCGCTCTGGGATACATCACAAGCGCAGAATGGTATGCAAAACATTTGAATGTCAATGTTGATATAATTGATTCAAATGAAACGGCTGAAGTTAAACGCAGAGGCCGACCCGCTAAATCTGAATAACTCACAATACAATCTGGTGAGCATCTATGGCTAATGTAAAGATTTCTGCACTTCCTGCGGTAACTACGGTTGTACCAGGATCTGATGTATTACCGCTTGTATCTGGCGGAATTACCACAAAGGCTACGCCAAATCAGATTGTGCAGGCGGTTCTACCGGCTCCAGGCGCGATTGGTGGAACTACACCAAATGCAGGCGCGTTTACGACTTTAAGCGCCTCTAGCACTGTATCAGGCACTGGATTTAGTACTTATCTAGCATCTCCTCCGGCGATTGGCGGCACGGTTGCAGCGGCTATTACTGGCACGACAATTACTGCCAATACTGCATTTGCAGGCGCTCTTAATGGTACGGTTGGTGCAACAACGCCAAATACAGGTGCATTCACAACTTTAAGTGCATCTTCTACAGTCTCTGGCACTGGCTTTAGCACTTATCTTGCGTCTCCTCCTGCAATCGGAGGCACAACAGCAGCCGCTGGCAAATTCACCACACTGGAATACACAAGCACTCTCACTGGCGGCACAGGCGTTATCGCTATCGGCACGAACCAGATTTATAAAGATACTTCTGGCAACGTAGGGATTGGGACGAGTTCGCCGCTCACCAAAACAAACATAAGCGGCGGAGCTGGAAACGTATTCCAAACCTTTACTGATACAACGAGTTCCTATCAACACGCCTATGTCGGCAAGGTAGCAAATGCGTTGACATTTGGTTTTTCAAGCAGCAACGTTAGCTTTGTAGCTCAAGAAGGAATGCGCCTCGACTCCTCCGGCAACCTTGGCTTGGGTGTTACGCCGAGTGCTTGGGGTAGTGCAACACGCGCAATTGAAATTGGAGCTTCTTCGTCAATCTCTAATGTCGGGACAACAACAGGAATTACTGTTGGCGCAAACGTTTACAACAACTCTGGATGGAAATACAAGCTCAGTTCTGAACTTAGCACGCTGTATACCCAATACAACGGCACTCATAGCTGGTCAACCGCCCCCTCCGGCACAGCAGGAAACGCAATCTCCTTCACTCAGGCGATGACGCTAACCGCTAACGGGAATCTTTTGGTTGGCATGACAAGTGACGCAAACAATACAAACATCATTGACAAAGCAACGTCAGGCAACCAAGCCCTTTACGTCAGGAATACAGCTACTAGTGGTACTCCGTATGGGCTTTATATTGCGTACCCAAGCCTTACCCCAAACACCTCTGGCGCTTTCTTTATAGCCTGTCAAGACTCAACGGCGTTTCGGTATTACGTTGCGTCAAACGGAGATGTATATGCGAAATCAGCAAGCAACCAAGTAATATCAGACGTAAGGCTAAAAGAAAATATACGCGACTTGGATTTTGGATTAGCACAAATTTTGAAACTAAAACCGCGTAGGTTTGATTGGAAACTTGAAAGCAACAAAACCGAAACCGACGTATCTGGTTTTATAGCTCAAGAAGTGGAAGATATAATCCCTGAAATGATAATTGATTGGGGGGATGATGGTTATAAAGGCCTTAACAATTCTCCTTTATTTCCAATCCTTGTCAAAGCCATCCAAGAACTTTCTCAAGAAATCGAAACCCTCAAAGCAAAGGTAAACGCATGAGCAATATATACACTTGGAGCATCAGCGCTCTAAACTGCATCCCGCAGGTGGGATCTTTAACGGATTACGTTTGCGTCTCTCACTGGACTTGCACCGGGACGGATGGGACCTACACAGGCTCCGTATACACCACGGCCACGTTTAACGTGGACCCAGACAAACCCAATTACGTTCCATACGCAGACCTAACCGAAGCTGAAGTCATTCAGTGGACACAGGATGCACTGGGTGCAGAACAGGTCGCAGCGGTCTATGCGAGCATTGATACACAGATTGAAAACCAAGTAAATCCAAAAATCATCACGCCTAAATTGCCTTGGGCGTAATCAGGGCAGACCTTAAAGAGTAAGATATGAAAATTGATCTAACAACAGAAGAAATTAAGTTCATTCAAGAAATTCTTGGTCAGTTGCCGACACATAGCAACGCATGGCCTTTAGTCCAAAAGATTGCAAATCAGATCAACTCTAATGAGGGAGAATCTGCTGAATAATCTATAATATCCATACCTCACAACTTGCAGTAGCGAATAAAATGTCTAATCTTGGCCCTCAACAAATAAACACATCTTATCCCGGCTTACTGCAAGTTCCAGGTGGACTTACAACTGTTTTGCAATATGTCAGCGATGGCGCTGGCAACACATCTCCTTGGCAACTTAGCACAACATCTATTGGCTTTGGTTCATTGCAACTTTCCGGCTCTATCGACATGGGCGGAAATGCAATCAACAATCTTGCAACGCCTGTTCTTGGCTCTGACGCGGCCACAAAAGCATATGTGGATTCTGTTGCTGTAGGTCTTCAGCCTAAAGCGGAAGTAAAGGCTGCAAGCACTGGCGATATTACTCTTTCCGGCACGCAGATTATTGACGGCATCACTCTGTCATCTGGCGATAGAGTGCTAGTCAAGAATCAAGCAATTCAATCGCAAAATGGCATTTATACAGTCAGTTCTGGTCCTTGGAGTCGCGCATCTGATGCTGACACTTGGAGCGAATTAGTAAGCGCATATCTATTTGTGCAGCTTGGAACGACTCAAGCAGCTACATCTTGGGTTTGTAATATCCCGCCTGGAGGAACTCTTGGCGTAACGGCTGTTACTTGGCTATTGTTCTCTCAGTCTTCTTCTGTTCTTTCAAATTACCTGACATTTGATGCGCTTGGCGATGGCGAAGAAGGCGTTACGGATATTGCGACTGAAGCAAGTGCTAATGTTCTGACTGAAAGCAGTGAATTTCTAACAATTCAAACGCCAAGCGCGTTGCTTTTCAATGGATCTGCGCCATTAACGATTTCTTACAACAGTATTGGCGCGGCTGACATAAATGGATATGACGTAACGCCGGGATCAGTCTGGAATATCAATGTTCTTGGCAATGCTGAAACCGTTACAAATGGCGTTTACACGTCTACAAATTATCTTGATCCGTCATGGCTGACTGGCCTTGCGTCTTCTAAGCTCATTGGCGCAGTTTCAGTCAACAACGGCGGTACTGGTGTAGCTACTTTATCCGGTGTTCTGTACGGAAATGGCACTAGCGCAGTCACAACAGCTACTGGATCTCAGATTTCTACAGCAATTGGCTCTACGCCAGTCGCTTATGCAACCAATCTGACAGGAACTCTAAGCATTGCAAATGGCGGTACGGGCCAAACCAGTGCAAATGATGCTTTAAATGCGTTGCTTCCAGCGCAATCAGGCAATACAAATCGTGTTTTGTACACGGATGGCATTAATGCTTCTTGGAGTACATCACTTGCTCTGACAATGGGCAATATGGGCGTTGCTGTTACGCCTGCGCCATGGCCTTTTGCTGGCAACATTCAAGCAAGCAATCTGTCATTTACAAGCGTAGGGACGCTTGGAGCCAACGTATATTACGACGGCGGATACAAGTACATAGGACCAGGTGTAGCAACTGCGCTTGCGTTGTCTGCTGATGCTGGTTTTTATTGGTATTCAACGTCTACGCCAGGGACTGCTGGAGCCGCCGTTCCGTTCAATGAGGTAATGAAGCTAGACGCTTCAGCAAAGCTCACGGTTGCTGGAGATATCAAAGCAGGCGGAAACATTGGCATTACAAGCAATATTAGTTCCTGGGGCACTGGATCGACGCTAGAGATGTCTTCTGGCGCTATTCATTCGCCGGATAACGCAACTATTGATTACGCGCAAAACGTATATCTAAACAGCGCTCCGCAATGGATCAGAAAAAATAACGGTCCTGCTTCTATTTATAGGCAGACATCAGGCGCACATGAGTTTTATGTTACCGGATCAGGATCTGCTGGAAGCGTTGCAACTTTTGGCGCTCCAAGCGTATCTATTAACAACGCTGGAAATCTAAATCTTGCAAATGCGCTGTTGCTGAATGGCAGTGCAGGCACTACTGGACAAGTTCCTACATCTACCGGTGGCGGAGCAATGGTTTGGGGTACTGGTGGGGGTGCGACTGGACCTGTTGGACCTACTGGACCGTCTGGACCTATTGGACCCACTGGAATACAAGGACCGACTGGGCCAAGTGGATTAGGCGCTACAGGTGCTACAGGTGCTATTGGACCCACTGGTCCTGCTGGAAGCGCTGGAAATCTCCTGTATTTTAATATTGTTGACTACGGCGCATCTTCTGGTGGATCTGCTACCACAAACACTACAGCTATAAATAATGCGGCATCTGCGGCAAATGCGGCTGGCGGTGGTGTTGTTTACATTCCACGGGGAACTTATCAGATCAATGGAACGATCACTGTTTACAACAAAGTGATTTTTCAAGGTCAGGGAGTTGACGTATCAATAGTACAAAGAGCGCCATCTTTTACTAGCGGTGATATGTTTGTCACCTATGGTTTTTATAACTCTCCGGGTGGCACTCCTACATATCCTAATTATAATTCTGTAGCGCAAAATGCTGCAGCAGAAAATAATTCAGCCACAAATCCTTGGTACATTGGTGGATATTCAAGAGCCGGTGTGTATGAATTTGGTTTTTCAAGCCTAACAATTGACGGAAATAGAGGAGCAACTGGCGGAGCTGGCGGTTGGTGTCTAATCATTTTCGGTTATGGCTATGTCATAAACAATATTGAGATTGTTGGTTGTCCTCAGGGTGGCATGTATGCGCGTTGGTGGATAGGTGGCGTTGCAGATCCTTCATTGTTCGATTACGGAACACATCTAAATGCGCCACAAGCATTTGTGACAAATGTCAATATATCTGCTCCTACAATAACACCAGAAATAAATGGACCGCATGATGTAATTATTTCAAACTTCATGGTTTCATTTACTAGCCCAAATTCAGTGTATACCGGGGCCGCTCTTTCAATCGGGCCCGGAGCTCAGGGTGCTTGCATTAGCAATATGCACCCATGGTCATTCAACACAACGATTTGCCTTAAAATTAATTGTTCATTCTGCACAATTACTAATCTAGTTTTAGATAATGTGCAAAATGGCGGCACTATGCTTGTTATTACAGGCGACGGAAACAATGTTCAAGGTATAGTTGTAGGTATTGATAATCAAACAAGCACAGTAGTTCAGCCGCAATCTGGATATGGTGCAAATCGCGTTAGCATGTTTGTTACGGCTGGCGGCTCAGGTAGCTGCACTCTTTTAAATGCTGCAGCAGAATCAAACATTGGTAGCACATATGAGTTCAACCTATACACATATGGAGCAATCAACATTGTTCCTATTGCGGCTGGATATGTTTCACCTCTTGATTCATTTACATACAACGTTTTTAAAGAAAACGGTCACACTGGATCAGTTCCATCAAGCTACCAGCATTTATCAGGGGCAATTCAAGCAAGCAACGGTTTTGGCTCATCAGGTCAAGTGCTTACTTCATCTGGCGGCGGTCAGATGTCTTGGACGACTGTTGGTAGTGGCGGCTGGACACAATCAGGGTCAAACACATATACATTTGGAAATGTAGGAATTGGTGTAGGGCCAGATAGTGTTGCAAAATTAAATATCTATAATTCTTCTCTTGCAGCAAATACATCAACATTAGCATTCTTTAATAGAACAACTGACGGAGATGTAATTACGTTTTTTGAAGGATCAACATACGCTGGTAAAGTTTATTATTCTGGCGGTGTTGTTGGATTTCAGCCAGCGTCTGATTACAGAATTAAAGAAAATGTTTCAGGCATTTCTGATGCAATCAATTCTGTAATGTCTTTAAATCCAGTTAAATACAACATGACTGGATATGAAATGATTGTTGATGGCTTTCTTGCACACGAAGCGCAACAAGTACTTCCATTTGCTGTATCTGGCACAAAAGACGAGGTAGATGAAGATGGCAATCCGGTTTATCAAGGAATTGATTACTCTAGATTTGTTCCGTTGCTCACAGCCGCCATCAAAGAACTTGTTGCCAGAGTTAAAACTCTGGAAGACAAAGGATAGATACGGAAACACTATTTGGACCGATTATGAGCCTTTTGATATTCGTAAATCAGATCCAAGACAGTTAAAATACTGGTGACTCATAGTCATTTTAAGCGAGAAATCAAATGTCTAGACAATTTACAGTTACGTTAGTCCCTCCTCTTGGCGGTACGCTAGGGGATTGCGTTTATGAAGTTTTTTACGCTGGAACAACGACTACTGTTGCTGTCTATTCTGATTCTGCTTGCACTAGTCAGATTGCTTTGCCAGGACCTGTGACTGACAATCAGATCACTTTTTATGTTGTCAATGGCTCAGTTGAATACGATCTTTTGCTTGGCGGCGGAAATCTTGTTAGAACGCCAAGGTTAGACAATATCTGGTCCCTTCCTGGTCCTATCTGGGAACTTTCCAGTGTCTACTGGGAAAACAATCCAGCCATCTGGGATGCAATTAATCCGCAGCCTATTGCTACAAAGACAGTGCAGAATGTCGGTCAGATGTATACAGCAAATGACCTTATTCGTGCTGCTATGCGCCTTATTCAGGTGTCAGCGGTTGATACGGATCTGACTGCATCTGAACTGCAAGATGGCCTTGAATCGCTCAATAGAATGCTGGATAGCTGGTCAGCGGATGAATTGACTTTGTATCAAGTCATTCGCGAGCAGTTCCCGCTGGTGTCTGGGCAAAATCCTTACACCATGGGCTATGGCGGAGATTTCAACACATCTAGGCCAATGAAGATTGTTGACGCATACCTTGTGCTCAACAACGGATCAATTCCTGTTAGCTATCCAATGCAAGTGCTTGGATACGATGACTACAATGCTGTCAGGCTAAAGACTCTTAGCACGAACTTTCCTAATTACATTTATTACCAGCCGTCATTCCCGATAGCTCAGGTTTATATTTATCCGATTTTTGCGCCAAATGATCCCAGTACACAAGGGCCAGCATATATCAATCTGACTTCTTGGAAGCCGTTTGACATAATCTTAAATCCTACGGCATACATGGAGTACCCTCCAGGCTACTGGGAAGCGATTGTATTTAATCTTGCAGTTCGCATTGCAGAGGAATATCAGTTTGATATTCGTCCTACAACTGTTCAGTTAGCTGTGAATTCGCTCAAGCGCGTTAAAAGACTCAATCAACGCACTGTGACGTTGCAGACTGATGTAGCACTAATGAATACATCCCAACTACGTTATAATATATATTCAGACGGATACGGACGATAATGTTATATAGGATATACGGAGTTATCCATGCCTGAAACAATGCAACTCCCTATTCTTGGCCCTGGCGTTGCAGGCCGTTCTCGCGCTGTAACGGCTCAGAAGCGCCAGAATTTGTTCCTTGAAATTAAGCCAGAAAAGGACAAATCAAATCTAGTTGCATACGGTACGCCAGGGTTAAAATATTTTACTTCTCTTGGCGCTAATCCTGTTCGCGGATTCTGGTGGTTTCAAGCAATCAATCGCCTTTTTGCTGTTGCATACGATCAATTAGTAGAAATCTCTCCAGATGGAAATGTCACTAATCGCGGTACGCTTCTAACAACTTCTGGTCGAGTATCTATGGCTGATAATGGCCTTCAGCTAATGATTGTTGATGGCGTATCTGGCTATATCTTTCAGCCGACTACTGCTGAATTGTCTTACACGCGCTCAGGTCGAGCCGCAACAATTTATGAAACGCTTACGACTAGAACGACTGGTCAGGTCATTACGATCAAAGGAGATGCAAATCTTGCGTCTGGAGACTACACAGTCTCATTGATTCAGACTAATGCGCCAGACATGTCTGCTGGTAGTGAATATGTCATTCAGTCAGTTGGAACAACAAACTTTACGTTAGTTGGCGCTGCATTGAATGAAGTTGGAACGGTCTTTACTGCAACAGGGCCAACGACAGGAACGGGTGTTGTCACTAATGCCAACAGCTTTCATATTGGCGTAACGCCATCTGGAGTGTCTAGCGGGAAATGCTTCATTCTCAACAACTTTAGACAAATTAGAACAGCCTATAGCGGAGTTAATTTTCCTTTAGCATCAACGGTTGCTTTCATTGATTCATACTTTGTTGTCAATGTGATTGGCACAAAGCAATTCTGGATCTCAGGAGGCTATGACGGCTTTTACTGGGATCCTTTGCAGTATGCAAGCAAAGAGTCTTACACGGATAATCTGCAAGCAGTCACTGTTGATAATGGCAATATTGTTTTGCTTGGATCAGTGTCTCAAGAGTACTGGCAAGACTCTGGCGCATATCCATTTCCGTTTCAAAGAATTGCAGGCTCTCCGACTGATGTTGGCCTAGTTGCAATTCGATCAATTGCTCGATGTGCTGGAGAAATGTTCTATCTTGGACGCTCTAGGCGCGGTGGCATATCAGTCATGCGAATAGAGAATTATCGCTGCATTCCTGTTTCTACGCCTGATCTTGATTTTCTGTTCAGTGAATATGAGACGCCAGAAGATGCGATTGCTTACTCCTATCGGTTTACTGGGCATGAGTTTTATGTCATTAACTTTCAAGCACAGAAAAAAACATGGATGTACGATGCAACGTCTGATGTTTGGTCTGAATTGACATCAGGATCTGACTCTAGGCATTACGGACAATTAGCCACACAGTTTCAGAACAAGATTTTTGTTTCTGATTATAGAAACGGAAATATCTACACATACGATTCTGAAACTTACACAGACAATGGCGATTACATTGCCAGAGAGCTTATTACGCCTCATTTCTTTGCAAGCACATCGTTCAACAAGTTGCATATCTATCGGTTGCGTATGGATATGGAGCAAGGCAATGGTGTTGTTTCTGGTCAAGGCCAAACGCCACAGGTTATGTTGCAAGTAAGCCGTGACGGTGGATACACCTGGGGAAATGAAATGTGGACTTCATCAGGTCAAGCTGGACAGTTTTTGCACAGAGCAGAATGGCGCAGACTTGGTGTAAGTCGTAACTATGTATTTAAGTTTCGTATTACTGATCCTGTAAAAGTTGTCATGATGAGCGCGGCTGCTTATGCAACTGAGGCTGCAAAATAATGGCTATTCCACAACCGCCATTTAGGTCTGCAACTGCTGATAAAAACGGCATGTTTAACCCTGTTTGGGTACAATGGTTTCAGCAAGTTCAAGAACAACTTAGCTCTAGTAGTAGCCCAGTAATTGATGGCGGTACGCCTTCATCTATTTATGGCGGATCTATCACAGCCATTAGCGGCGGAACGGTAGGAAACAGATGACAGTTCAAATCCAACTTAGAAGAGGCTCTGCCTCAGAATGGTCAACAGCTAATCCGACTCTTGCATCCGGTGAAATGGGTGTAGAAACGGATACTGGCCGATTCAAGGTTGGTAATGGTTCTACGCCATGGAATGCTTTGCCATATTCATCTGGCCCTGCTGGCCCTACTGGTCCACAAGGTGCAACTGGTGCTGCTGGCGATCCTGGCGGACCTACTGGCGTAACTGGTCCTACTGGCGCAACAGGTGTTGGCACAACAGGCGCAACTGGGCCAATTGGAGCGACCGGAATTCGCGGAGCAACAGGTCCGACTGGTATTGGAACGACCGGAGCAACAGGAGTTATTGGACCTAACGGAATTACTGGAGCCACTGGCGTTCAAGGCGCTACAGGACCAGCAGGAACAACTGGCGCACAAGGACCAACCGGCGTACAAGGCGCAACTGGAATACAAGGTGCTACAGGTATTCAAGGAACGATTGGCGTAACAGGCGCAACAGGTCCGCAAGGATTAGCTGGAGATACTGGCGCTACTGGCATACAAGGACCAACAGGTGCTATTGGGCCACAAGGCGCATCTGGAGCAACTGGACCAGTAGGTGCAAATGGACCACAGGGCGCAACAGGATTAACTGGCGCAACTGGTATTGCTGGAAATACTGTCCTTAATGGAACTGTGGCTCCGACTGCTGGAATTGGTGTAAATGGTGATTTTTACATCAATACAACCAATGAAAATATTTATGGCCCTAAAGCCGCTGGCGCTTGGCCGGTTGGCGTTTCTCTTGTAGGTTCAACTGGCGCTACTGGATTACAAGGATCTACAGGGCCGATTGGCGTTACAGGACCGCAGGGCGCAACTGGCGTTATTGGCGTAACGGGCGCGACTGGCGTACAAGGAATAACAGGAGCAACAGGCGTTGCTGGCGCTGGTGGTGCTAATGGTTACTGGGGATCTTTTTATGATACTAGCAACCAGGCAGCAACAAGCACAACTGCTGTTTATCCCGCAAAACTGAATCATACCGATATCAACAGTAATGGCGTAAGCATCGGTAACGATCCTTCAGGCAATCCGACCAAGATTATTTTTGCTAATGCTGGCGTTTACAACGTTCAATTTTCAGCGCAGTTCGTTAACACAGACACACAGATTCATAACGCGCAAATTTGGCTACGACTAAACGATACAGGTAGCGCTGGTGACATTGCTGATTCTGCCGGTGAAATTGCGATCACAAACAGTCATGGTGGCATTGATGGTCTGAACGTTGTTTCTTGGAACTATGTTCTCAAGCTAAATGCCGGTGACTATCTACAATTGATGTGGCGCGTTGATAGCACTCAGGTCAGCATGCAGACGCTTCCTGCGGGAACCAGTCCGGTTTATCCAGAAACGCCTTCATTGATTTTGACGGCTACTCAGGTTCTTTATACGCAAATCGGACCATCAGGAGCTACTGGCCCTATCGGACCTACTGGAGCGATTGGTGTTACTGGACCTACTGGTGTAGGCATTACAGGTGCTACTGGTGTACAAGGTCCGACTGGACCACAAGGAGTTACGGGGCCTACTGGTCCAACTCCAGTTCAAAACATTACGCATTACAACTCGACTTCTGCTACGAACGTACAAGGTGGATTGGCGATTGGCTCAACTGTTACGCAAGCGGTTGTAGACACTGACGCTAGCGGCTCTACTAATGGCATTACATTGCCGACAGGCGCTAGTGGTATGATTGTGACCGTAACGAACCTTGGGCCACAAAATTTGAATGTTTATCCTGCATCTACTGGGCGGATCTATCAGGCAACGGCTACAAATTCGCCAGTGCTTTTGATTGCGGGAGATGCTTCTCAATTTGTTTACATTAGCTCAAATTCGTTAGGTTCTTGCTGGTTCCAGCAGATTTACGCATTTGACTGTTTGTTAACAGAGACATGAAATTACATCTAATCGGTATTTTTCACACGATAACAAAGCCAGAATATTCACATTGCGCTTTTACTGGGCGCGTTATGAGATTTGGCAAAATGATGATTCCGTATGGATATGAAGTCATTGAATACAGCAATGAAGGTGCAGAGTCAGAAGCGACTGAGCACGTAACTATTCTTGAAAAAGATGAGTTTGAGTCATTGCGGGAACGGATGAACTATTCTCCTCCGCATGGCGAAGCGTCAATGGATTCTGACATTTACAGGGCATTTTGCGCCAAACTCAATCAGGAATTAGCAAAGCGCGTACAACCTGGAGATATTGTCTGCCATCCGTTTGGACATGCGCATGGTTATCTGGATCAGATTTTGCCTTACGCCAAGCATGTAGAGATCGGCATTGGCTATCCGACTTGTCATTTTCCATTGCGAGTGTATGAAACTTACACTTGGTGGGCATGGCATCAAGGAAAAGAACAGCAAGCCGGGAATGCTTATCAATGGGTTTGTCCCATGGGATATGACATTGATGACTGGGAAGTTAAGAGAAACGCTGGCAAATATCTTCTTTACTTTGGTCGCATTGTTGAATGCAAAGGATTGTACACGGTCAAAGAAATTGCAAAGCATGTAGATATGCCAATCATTATGTGTGGCGCTGGAGATCCTACGCCATTTCTTGATGATGGCATTCCAAATT